CAACATTATAAAAACTAGATACGAAGAAATAGAATGTTCACAAGACCATAAATTATGGGCATTCAAAGATGGTAAGTATGAGTATGTCGAGAGCAAAAATCTATCAGTAGGAGATTACATTGCACTAAAATACAACCAACAAATATTTGGTAATGATGATTGTGGTAATGGGGATATGGCATATTTAATTGGTCTTTATGCCATAGGAGGATATACCAAGGACAAAGAAGTAATTATATCTTGCAAAAATGACATATCAAAATTGTTGGGCAGATTGAATCTAAATTATACAAAACAGGACAAAGTTCATTATGTGATATCATCAAAGAAGTTGGTTGAGACTATCGAATCATTAGAATTTGACATTTCAAAAACAACAAAAGAAAAAATATTACCAGATAAAGTCTTATCTTGGAATAAAAATAACATTGAATCTCTTTTGAAAGGAATGTCTTATTATGATGAGAATAGAGACAGAATAACATATACATCATCTTCAAAAGAACTAACACGACAAGTTCAACTTTTGTTAGCAAATTTAGGTGCTGTTGGGGTTGTTTGCGAATCAGATTTGTCTCAGTATACCATTGAGATCATAAAGACTCACAGGAAAGAATATTTTGATTTTCTTGGATCCAAAACTTATGAGATTTCGGAAGAGCTTGTTGGTGATTATCTAGATGATGATTCGGACGAAGATATGATTTGGCTAAAAATCAAAGATATACAAAAATCAGAAAACGAAGTATTTGATGTTTCTCTTCCTGATATCGAAGGGGATAAGTGGGCACATTCTGTGCTTTATAATAATTTTTTGGGACACCAAACTCCAAAAGGACTAAATCATTTCTATAAATTATGGGATGACGCAAAGAAAGGTAAGAATGAATATGTCCCAATTGAGGTCTTTTGGACTGATGTTCCTGGAAGAGACGAAGAATTCAAGAAGACTACCATCGCCAACACAAGCGAGTCCCAGTGGAGACAAGAATTTGAGTCGGTCTCATCTGAGACTCTAATTGAGATTGAAGAGGACGGAGTGAGAAAAATCGTGACAATTGGCGAAATTTATGCTAATATGGAAGAGTGATCGCCCAGTTTTATCATGACCCCATCAAAAGAAAATCTCATTAACGATTATTTCGTTCTAAACTTGTCTCAACAAGAGATTGCAGAAAAATATGGCTACAAAACAAGACAAGTAATTTCTAGATTATTTAAAAAATTTGAAATAGAACCAAAAGATAAATCGCAATTAGCGAAAGAAAGAGCAGAAAAGAAGAAGCCATCAAGAGAAGAGTTGGTAGAATTATATCAAAATAATTCTATTTCTGAGATGGCTAAAAAATTGAATCTATCAAGGAAATTTCTAACTAGTCTCATGAAAGAATATGAGATTGACACGACTTATTTCAAATATTTCATTGACGATATTCAACTACATGAAGATCTAAAGACTTTATCATTAAAAGAAATTGAGTTAAAGCATAATTACCCAGTTCAAGAACTGAAAAGAAGAAAACTCACAAAAATAGAACTTCCCAAAGTTTCTTATAGTGTTGAGAGGATCAAGCAAATAATGTCTCTGTATGACTTGAATAACCAAGGATTTACAAAACAAATTATTAATGACGATCCAAATGTTTATGATTCAATCATAGAGCATACCAAATCACATAAAACACAAAGTGATAAAATTACAGAAAAGGTATATCGGCTAATCAATGATTATGATGCCGATTATATTCCTGTATGCAAACAAACTGGAGAAGTTTTGAAATTTTATACAATGGAGAAAGGTTATGGAAATTCAGAATTGAATTTGTCAAGAAAAGGATTTTACGAATCTTATGACTTTAGCTGCCATTCTAATATTTCGCAGAAACTTTTTTGGGAAATCCATAAGAATTTGACAAAAGAGCAAAAAGAAAAAGTAGAATTCGCACAACTGAATTCCGAAAGAAAAATCAAAACAGATGGAACTAAGGAAAAATTAAATAAACATTACTTTTCATTGGACTTTTGTCTTGAAAATAAAAACATAGAATTTGATGGAGAGTATTGGCACAGTTTTCCAGAAATCCAGGAAAAGGATAAGGTCAGGGATGAATTTTTGACTTCAATGGGATATATGATTCTTAGAATCAAAGAAAGAGATTATTATAATAATCCAGAGGAAGTGTTAAATAAATGCATAAGATTCTTAACATCATGAAACTCCCAAAAACAGTAATAAGAAACAATAAGAACCTAAAAATACTAACACCAAATGGATATGAATCATTCTATGGTGTCAATAAAATCAAGAAAGACAACTATATTCATTTAACCTTTGAGGATGGCAATGAGCTAAAATGCTCATTAGACCATCCTCTTTCTACTATAGAAGGAATCATAAAAGCAAAAGACCTCGATAAGAAAACAGAAGTCTTCACAAAAACAGGAGGAACATTTCTCAAGTCTTATAAGGTAGTAAAAAAAGAAATAGAATTATTCGACATCGTAAATTCGGGGACTGATCACCTTTATTATTCAAATAATATTGTTTCGCACAACTGTGAGTTCTTAGGATCCGTTGATACCCTGATTTCTGGTGCCAAATTGGCAACATTGGTGCAAGATAGACCAATAAAATCCAACGCTGGGTTAGATGTTTATGAAGATCCAGAAGACGACCATCAATATGTCATTACAGTAGATGTGGCAAGAGGAGTAGAAATTGATTACTCTGCATTTGTTGTTTTTGATATCACAACATTTCCTTATAGAGTAGTAGCGAAGTACAGAAACAACGAAATAAAACCCATGATGTTCCCATACATCATAAAAGAAACAGGAAACGCATATAATGATGCATACTTATTATGTGAAGTCAATGATGTTGGAGATCAAGTAGCAGCAGCACTACATTATGACCTTGAGTATCCAAATGTCTTAATGTGCTCTATGAGAGGAAGAGCTGGCCAAATTGTTGGGCAAGGATTTTCTGGAAAGAAGACTCAAATGGGCGTAAAGATGTCGAAGAATGTGAAGAAGGTTGGTTGCATCAACTTGAAAGCAATTATCGAAGAAGAGAAATTACTTTTTAGAGACTATGAAATAATTTCCGAATTAACAACATTCGTTCAAAAATACAATTCATTTGAGGCAGAAGAAGGTTGTCATGATGACCTTACTATTTGTCTTGTGATTTTCGCCTGGCTAATCGTACAGGATTACTTCAAAGAGATGACGGACAATGATGTTCGTAAGAGACTTTATGAAGAACAACAAAATCAACTAGAGCAAGATATGGCACCTTTTGGGTTTATTGTTGATGGTAGAGAATCCAATAATTTTGTGGATGTTGATGGTGATAGATGGTATGTTGATGAATATGGTGATATAGCTTCTCTTTGGGATTATAATTTCTAAAATACAGTTTTTAATAAATATTTTTTAGAGAACTGAGCATTTTAGGGAGAAAAACATGGCGACTCCTCAATTATCTCCAGGCGTACTCGTCAGAGAGGTTGATTTAACTGTAGGGAGAGCTGATAATGTTCTAGACAACATTGGAGCTATTGCTGGTCCATTCGCGATTGGTCCTGTAGAAGAAGCTGTTGATATCACAACAGAGCAAGAACTGATTAATGTATTTGGCAAACCGCTATCTGCCGATGCACAATATGAGTACTGGATGAGTGCATCTTCATACTTATCTTATGGTGGAATTCTTAAGGTAGTAAGAGTTGACGACGATAATCTTAAGAATGCGCGAGTAGGTTATAATACTACTGCCACAGTAGACATTAAAAACTTTGACGATTACAACAGTCAAGAAACTGGTGCATATCATTTTGCGGCCAAAACTCCAGGAACCTGGGCTAATGGACTGAAGGTTTGTGTTATTGACGACAGGGCTGACCAGATTATCGGAATCAATACTACCAATCTAGGAGCTGCCGGAGCACAAATTGGTTATGGCGTAACTGTCTCTGTTTCTGCCGTAACTGTTCCTGGAGTTGGAACTACTTCCGAATTTACTGGATACATAAAAGGAATTATTACCGGAGTAACAACTAGTACTACTGGAAATTCTACTATTGATGTAAAGATTGTCTCCAGAGTTTCCAGCACTGGAACTGAAACTCAAATTGACTACGCAGAAGGTTCTAATGTAGCTTCTATTCTAGCTAGTTCTAACCTAACTTTCATCAATAATTCTGGAGTTTCTACCGGAACTGGTTCTTACTCCGCAGCTACTGCGCAAGATTGGTATGACCAACAGACTCTTGGGCTGACCAACTCTACTCTTTTCTGGAGATCGATTGCACCAAAACCAGTAACCAATCAATATGCGGCAACCAGAAATGCAAAGAATGATGCTCTGAATATCGTAATTATTGACGACACTGGATCTCTAACTGGTGTACAGGGAAATATCCTGGAAAAACATACTTTTATTTCGAAGGCTACTGATTCTATTTCTGGCGTAAATTCTCCACAAAAAACTTGGTATAAAAACTACCTTGCTAATTTCTCAAATTATGTTTACTCTGGTACCAATTACTATACTTCTGCTGATACTCTAAATGGAGTTACTCCAGTAGCCACTGGTTTTACTACTTATTCTGGTACTCCATCTGCTTCATTTACTCCAGTAAGCATTTCTGACGGTGGTTGGAATCAAGAAGCGCAAGGCACTACATTTAATGCAATTGGAAATGTAACCTTTGAGTTAGCTGCTGGAGCAGATTACTCTGGTAGTGGAGCTAAAGCAACTCTTGGTGGTCTAAACACTGCTTATGATCTTTTTGCAAATCCAGATGAAATTGAAATTGACTATCTAATTTGTGGACCTGGACTAGATACAAAAGAAGAATCTCAAGCAAAGGCAAATAAACTAATTTCAATTGCAGAAGAAAGAAAGGACTGTGTTGCCCTAATTTCTCCTTATAGAGCAGCAGTTGTTAATGTTACTAACACAACTACCCAGACCGATAACATAGTTGATTTCTTCTCTCAACTTTCTTCTTCATCATATGCCGTATTTGATAGTGGATATAAGTACACCTATGATAGATTTAACAACCTATTCAGATATATTCCATGTAATGCAGATATTGCCGGTCTAATGGCCAGAACCAATGTTACTGCATATCCTTGGTTCTCCCCTGCCGGACAGCAAAGAGGTGTGCTCAATAATGCCATCAAACTAGCTTACAATCCAAATAAAGCACAAAGAGATACTCTATACAAAGTAAGAGTAAATCCAGTAATCAATCAACCAGGAACTGGAATTATTCTCTTTGGCGATAAGACTGCTCTTTCCTATGCTTCTGCGTTCGATAGAATCAATGTTCGTAGATTGTTCCTCACTGTGGAACAAGCACTGAAGAGATCCGCCGAAGCTCAATTGTTCGAACTCAATAATCAAACAACTAGAGCAAACTTTGTTAATATTGTTGAGCCATATCTAAGAGATGTACAGGCAAAGAATGGAGTTTATGACTTTTTAGTTGTTTGTGATAGTACAAATAATACTCCAGATGTAATTGATAACAATGAATTCAGAGCTGACATTTTCTTGAAGCCAACTAGATCCATTAATTATGTCACTCTTACCTTTGTTGCTACCAGAACTGGCATTTCTTTTGAAGAAGTAGCTGGTAGAGTTTGATTATAACATAAAACAACAAAAGGAGGATTTAAACAATGTCTACACTCAGAACAATTACTGGATTTAAAGAAAGACTAGCTGGTGGTGGAGCAAGACCTAATCTATTTGAAGTCGAAATTCCAAGTTTCCCAGCTGGAATTCAAAATCTATGGGGAACTGGCGCTGGACAAGAAGCAGAAACTTTCAAATTCCTATGTAAGGCTGCTAATCTCCCAGCTTCTAATATCAATCCAATTGATGTTCCATTTAGAGGTCGTATTTTAAAAGTTGCTGGAGACAGAACCATTGATCCTTGGACAGTAACTATCATCAATGACGAGGACTTTAAACTGAGAACTGCATTTGAATTGTGGATGAATACAATAAGTAAACTAGAAAATAATACTGGCGCAACCAACCCAGATTCATATATGACAAATGCTCTCGTCCATCAACTTGGAAGAGGTGCTAATAATAATCGTTTCTCAGAAAATAATAGTGACGCCATCAATGGTTCCAATATTACTCCACTCAGAACTTACATGTTCCATTATATATTTCCAACTAATATTGGACCAATTGATCTATCTTATGATAGTGCAGATACTATCGAAGAATATACAGTAGAGTTTCAGGTGCAATACTGGTCTGCTGGTTCTTCACAAGATAATAATAGCGCAAGTGATCAAACTGATACTATGGTCAAGTAATAAATAGAGCATAAGAACAACAAATAAATTATGGCTAGGCTTTTTGGATTTTCTATTGACGATTCTGATAAAAAATCACCTTCAGTACTATCCCCCATTCCTCAAAATAATGAGGATGGGGTTGATCATTATTTGACTAGTGGCTTTTTTGGGTCTTATGTTGACATCGAAGGTGTTTATAGAACTGAGTTTGACCTAATCAAACGATACAGAGAAATGTCACTTCATCCAGAAGTAGACAGTGCTATCGAAGATATTGTCAATGAGGCTATTGTTTCGGATACAAATGATTCTCCAGTTCAGATTGAATTATCGAATCTCAATGCTAGCGATGGACTCAAGAAGAAAATAAGAGAAGAATTCAAATATATTCTTGAGTTATTAGATTTCGATAAAAAAGCTCACGAAATTTATAGAAATTGGTATATTGATGGCAGACTATATTATCACAAAGTAATTGATCTAAAAAGACCTCATGATGGAATTCAGGAGTTGAGATATATCGACTCTATGAAAATGCGTTATGTGAGACAAGAAAAGAAAGGAAAAAAAGATCAGAACACACCAAGATCCACAAATCCACTTGTGGGCGATCAAAATCCAATGAATTTCAAGTTTCCTGAGATCGAGGAATACTTCATTTATGATCCTAAGAGTTCTTATCCTGTTGGTGGTGGAGTTGCTAACATGGGAACTGCTTCTCCAGATAGAGGAGTAAAAATAGCAAAAGATGCTATCACCTATTGCACTTCTGGTTTAGTTGACAGAAATAAAGGAACTACATTATCTTATTTGAATAAAGCCATCAAAGCTCTTAATCAACTGAGAATGATTGAGGACTCTTTGGTGATTTATCGCTTAAGCCGCGCTCCGGAACGTAGAATCTTTTATATCGATGTTGGCAATCTACCGAAAGTAAAGGCAGAACAATATCTTCGTGATGTAATGATGCGTTATCGCAATAAGTTAGTTTATGATGCTTGTCTATCAATGGACACGAAGGTGCCATTACTTGACGGCAGAACATTGACTCTCTCTGAAATTACAGAAGAATTCAATAAAGGTGAAAGATTGTGGACATATTCTTGCGATCCAAACACAGGAAAGTTTGCTCCGGGAATCATAAGTTGGGCTGGGGTTACTAGAAAAAATGAAAAAGTAGTGAAATTGACTCTAGATAACGATGAAACTATTACTTGTACTTTAGATCATAAATTCCCAGTTTGGAATAAAGGAACAGTAGAAGCCAAGGACCTACAAATTGGAGATTCTATGATTCCTTTTTACTCCAAAGAAAAAGAAATATCTAGCTCCTCTCCAAATTCCAAATATACTCAAATATTTGAAAACGAAACAAAGAAATGGAAGTTTGTGCATCGTTTAGTTTCGGAATGGAAAGACGAAAATAATATTCTCAATGAATATAATTACAATAAAGAGAGGGAACTCGAAACGAAAAAAACAGTTCATCACATAAATTATGATCGGTATAATAATACTCCAGAAAATC